TCACAGCATTAGCTGGAGAATCTGCAACAGGTAAAACATACTTTGCACTTGGTATGTGTAAACAATTTTTAGATGATAATCCGGATGCGGCTGTTATCTATTTTGAGTCTGAAAGTGCAATCACAAAAAACATGATTGAAGATAGAGGAATTGATTCTTCTAGAATCGTCATTGTTCCTGTTACAACAGTTCAAGAATTTAGAACACAATCTATTCGTATTTTAGATCAGTACATAGAAGATGAAACAGATATGAAAATGTTATTTGTTTTAGATTCTCTTGGTATGTTATCTACAACAAAAGAAATTGAAGATACAGCTAAAGGTTCTGAAACTAAAGATATGACTAGAGCACAATTAGTAAAAGGTGCGTTTAGAGTTTTAACACTTAAACTTGGTAAAGCTGGAGTTCCATTAATCGTAACTAATCATACTTACGATCAAATGGGATTATTTGCTAAACGAGTTATGGGTGGAGGAAGTGGTCTTAAATACGCAGCTTCATCTATTATCTTTTTATCTAAAAAGAAAGAGAAAGAAGGTACAGAAATTGTAGGTAATATCATTCATTGTAAGAATGAGAAATCAAGATTAACTGTTGAAAATAAAGTAGTAGATGTTATGTTAAAATATGAACAAGGTTTAGATAGATATTATGGTTTAGTAGAATTAGCTATCAAACATGGTATCTTTAAGAAATCATCTACAAGAGTTGAACTACCTGATGGAACAACTCAATTTGCTAAGACAATAAACAATAATCCAGAAAAATACTTTACAGAAGAAGTATTAAATCAAATTAATGAGGCCGCGAGACAGGAATTTTTATATGGCAACGAGACTAGAACAAACGATACTCAAGAATCTGATACAGAATGAAGAATATACTAGAAAAGTATTACCTTACATAAAATCAGAATTTTTTCAAGAGAGGGACGAGGAGTTCCTATTTAAACAAGTTAGAGAGTACTTTTTAAAGTATAAATCTATTCCCACACCCGAAGCTCTAATAATTGACATTGACGAAAAGGATGATGTTGATGCTCAATTACTTTCAGAGACAACGAATCTTATTCAAGAAATAAAAAACGACAGTTCAAATACTCCTGATAAATGGTTAGTCGATTCAACAGAGAAGTGGTGTAAAGACAGAGCTGTTTACAATGGAGTAATGAGTTCTATTGAAATTATTCAAGATAAAGGTGGTAGTAAGGGTGAGATTCCAGATATTTTAAGAGATGCTTTATCAGTATCTTTTGATACAAATATTGGTCATGACTTTTTAGATGATTGGGAACCACGATTTGATTTTTATCATACAGAAGAAGAACGAATTCCTTTTGATTTAGAATTGATGAATAAGATTACAAAAGGTGGATTACCGAATAAGACTTTAAATATTTGTATGGCAGGGACAGGAGTAGGTAAATCTTTGTTTATGTGTCATGTTGCTGCAAGTTGTTTACTACAAGGTAAGAATGTTTTATATATTACTTTAGAAATGGCTGAGGAGAAAATAGCTGAGAGAATAGACGCGAATCTATTAGACATATCATTAAATGACTTAGATGATTTACCGAAAATAATGTATGAAAAGAAAATCAAAAGAATTCAAGAGAAAACAAAGGGTAAATTGATTGTCAAAGAATATCCAACAGCTTCAGCTCATTCAGGACACATGAGACATTTACTACAAGAATTAGATTTAAAGAGAAGTTTTAAACCTGATATAATATTCATAGATTATTTAAATATCTGTGCATCATTTAGAGTAAGACCTGGTAGTAATGTGAACACTTATACTTACGTTAAGAGTATCGCAGAAGAAATGAGAGGATTGGCTGTAGAGTTTGATGTTCCAATCATGTCTGCTACTCAAACAAATAGAACAGGGTTTGTATCAACTGATGTTGGATTAGAAGATACTGCAGAGTCATTTGGATTACCTGCTACAGCTGACTTTATGTTTGCTTTAATATCTACAGAAGATTTACAAGAATTAGATCAAGTGATGGTTAAACAGTTAAAGAATAGATATAATGATCCAACATATCATAGACGATTTGTTGTTGGAGTTGATAGAGCCAAAATGAGATTATATGATTGTGAACAAACAGCACAAGATGAATTAGTTGATATTGGACCAGTGATGGATCAGACAGCTACAGGTGAGAGAATCGCTGCAGAAAAAACAGAAAATTTTAAGTATTGACACCGCGGGTACACTTTTGATATAATATATAGGTAAGATAGGAAATACAGGTTCTTAACGAGGGAAATAACAGTACCTTTACAATGCGGACTTTAGTGAGATGAATATCTCCTACGAATGGATAGAGTCCCGAGAGGATTGAGTTAAGATAGTCCGACTCTAATGTGGATTTTGAAAGGCGATGCGAAAGACTTTCACGAATGGATAGAGTCCTGAGAGGATTAGAGGATTTTCCGAGGGAGAGGAATAGGGGATTAAAAGGATAAATTATGAGTAAAGTAAGACAAATATTTTTAGATATGGACGGAGTATTAGCTGATTTTCAGTCAACTTGTTCTGAAATGTTAGGATTAAAAGTCTGGAACACAGAAGAAGGTCATAAACTCTATGATTTAAATAAACGTGAATTGACTGCAAAACATATGTTTAGGAGAATGAAACCATTACCAGATACTTGGAAATTGGTTGATCATTGTCTAAATTCAGGTATTCATACAGAGATACTAACAGCAGCAGGAACAGTAAATCGAACTCTTGTTATTAAAGATAAGATTGATTGGGTACGAGAACATATACACCCTAGTTGGATAGTTATTCCAACATTTAAAGGTAGTCAGAAAGCAGCATTTGCACACAAAAAGGCAGTATTGATAGATGATTATCAAGAAAACATTGATAGTTGGGTAGAAGCTGGTGGAATTGGTATTTTACATAAGACAGCTGATCAAACAATAAAAGAATTAAATGAGTTCTGCAAATAAAAATAAAGGAATAATTAAAGAGAAACCTTTAATGGATATTCTTAATCGTAAAGTTGATTTAAAAAAACAACTTATCGAACTCAGAAAGAAACATCTAGACACGGAAAAACAAGAAGAATTGATTGAAGATATAAAAATCATTGATGAGTTCCTTTCAACGCACCGAATTCAAAAGTAAAAAGAACATAAATACTGGATATGAAGTCTTTTCGGCAAACAATCCAGGAATCCTCAGTTAATGACAAATTAGATAAATTTGTCCATACTAAGCCTCTAAGTAGTAAACGGTTAAAACAATTAGCCCGCAATTTCTCTACCTTTGAAGATATAGATTTAGAACAATGGCAGGGATATCCACCTCCGAGAAATTCATCTCAAGTTACTAAAAACGAAATACTTCATTTAGTCTCATTAAGTCAATTTCGTGATCAATCAGAAAAAGATATGGTGATGCATGATAAGAAAGTAATGACTGCATTTAGAGAATATGTTGATCAACATGAACTAGAAGTTGATTTAGGCCGAGTTGGTGATTTATTAAATCAATCAAATCCTATAATATTATCACTTAAAAGATTTTATAAAAGACCTAGACCATATACTTTAGCTAAGAAATTAGGTCTAGAGTTATCTTTCTTTCCGTTAAAGACAGCAGAGACACCCTCTTATCCATCAGGACATGCTACACAAGGTAGATTGGCTGCTAAACTTATTGCAGATGAAGTACCATTTGAACATAGAAGAAATTTACTTGACATTGGAGAGAGAATAGGCCATACTAGACAAATAGCTGGTGCACATTATGCATCAGATACAGAATTTGGACATAGACTAGGAGATGAATTGTATAGATTAGCGACAACATCAAGAGAACCTGATTTAAAATTAGAAAATATATTAAAAGAAGAAAAGATAGAAATATCAGTTGCAAGTTTTTTACCACCAGCAAGTAAAGCCACTCAAAGAACAGTAATATATGAAGGCGCAGCTCTTGTCGGGTTTTTCGGTCCAGAAATAATGAGTAAAAACGAATGGAGAAATGGTGGTGCTAAGAAATTTAAAATGAAAGATTGGTATGAAGGACATTATTTAAAGAAAGATTTAAGTGGTGATGATGAATTAAAAGTTCGTAAAGATGCTTGGTTAGTTTTTTGTGATGAATTAGGTTCAGCTAAATTCAATTCACCTCCAAAAGATTTTATTTGGGCACGAATTGGTGAATATTATAAGAGTGCACCGAGTACTTGGGAAACAAGAGCCTTCAAAGATAATACAGCAGATGCAATAGTTATTACAGATGGAACAGCTGACAAATTATTTTCAGTTATGAAAAAAGTTAAAGCTATGACAGATGAAAAACAAATTGAAATAACTAAAACAGATGATAATAATATGATTACTTGTATGGGTGTATCATTCTATCAAGTATCATTGAAGAAAGGAATGGGTGATTCTAGGATTGGTAAAACTGCACCATTTGTTGTTGATAGGGGTAGTGACTACCATGGTTTAAAAAAGGGTATTCATAAACCAGAAGATGCATTTCATTTTTCTGATTTAGAATTTAATGAAGAATTTATTAAAGAAGCTTTAACTGAAGGATGGTTTAGTGGTGTAATAGCTAAAGTAAAAGACAAAGTTAGTAATTTTGTATCAAAGGCTAAGAAATTCTTGTCAAAAATAAGAAGTAAATTATTCTCCAAAGCTACAAAACTTGTTAATACATTTATTAAAAAAGATAAGACTGTAAAAGCAGCTACTAAAATAGTTGAAGGTTTAAAAGCGAGTGGAGCTGTAATATCAGAAGGTGTGTTATCAGAAAGAACATTAAAAGTGAATCAAGCTACAATAGATGGTATAAACGAGTTTCAAAGTGCATTCAAGAATGGAACACCAATCAAAAATGAATTAACAAAAATGAAAAAAGCAGTCGATGCATTAAATAAGAAAAAAGATCCGAATAGAGATGTTGATCCAATTTTAATGACAGGTACTGCCAAATTAGATGCCATAACAACAACAGAACTTAAATCTTTAAAGGACTTGAATGATCTGAAAGTGGGTGATACAATACAATTAGGTGAAAACACACCATTTAATACAGTATTAAAATTAACTTCAAATATGATAGGATTTGTTTACATTAATGGATTGTTAGATTCAATCTCTAAAGATGCATTTGAGAAAATTGAAAAAGTAGAGAAAGGATTATCAAATGCAATTATAGGTATGAGTGTAGATATAGAAGGAGAAGCTAAATTTGGAAATACTGCATTACCAATAGTTATATGTTATGGTGGTCAAACATCACCTACTAAATTGGGTAAAAGAGATGAATTTGAGACTAAGAAGAAAGAGAAATTAACAACGACCAATAAAAACTATAATGATTATCCAGTATTAGTTATAAGAATAAACAAATTAGAACCACACAATTCAGTCAATTTATACTTAATTAATAGCGTTGACATACAAGGTGATCATGCTGACCCTTCTTGGATGAATGTGGCTATTTCTACAAGTTCAGGTTCAAAGTTTGCAACTAAAGTAGAATCAAACACAATAACAAAAACATACGAGGCATAATGGAAAAAATAATAGCAAAATCTTTAGGTATAAGTCTTGACTCAATAAAAGATGAGTCTAATTTTATTAATGATCTGGGTGCAGATTCTTTAAATATTGTTGAAATAGTTATGGAAATTGAAGACGAATATGGAATAGAGATACCAGATGAAGATGTAGAAGAATTAAATACTGTTGGTGATTTAAAAAATTATATTAAGGACAATACATAGTGGAATTCTTAACAGAAGCAGCAGGAAAGAACTTACATTTAGAACATCTTGAAGATGAGATTCTAAATTTTGGTATTGCTGGTGGACGTAGTTCTATAAACTTTCTTCAATCATTAAGAGATATGTTTTCAAGTAGTAATAAAAGAGGTCTTAATGTAACTGTTAAGTGGGACGGAGCTCCAGCAGTATTCGCAGGACCACATCCAGAGACAGGGAGATTTTTTGTAGCTACGAAAAGTTTATTCAGAAAACGTAATGCTGATACAGCGTATTATCATACAGACGCTGACATTGATAATGATAAGAGTGGTGAACTTGCAGCGAAACTTAAAGTATCATTAGCAGAGTTTAGTAAATTAGGTATGAAAGACATATTACAAGGTGATCTAATGTTTACAGATGATGTAGAAGAAAAAGATATTGATGGAGAATCACATTATGTATTTACACCCAATACAATTATGTATGCTGTTCCTGTAGATAGTAAGATAGGTCAAGAAATTAATAGAGCTAAAGTTGGGATTGTTTGGCACACAACATATAAAGGTGATTCAATAGAAAATTTAAAAGCTTCTTTTGGAGCTAGGATACCTGGTAAATCACCTACAGTATGGCAAGATGATGCTACATACAAAGATGTATCAGGAAAAGCAAACTTCACAGCGAAAGAAACAGTTGATGTAACTAAGTTATTATCAGAAGCAGGGAAACAATTTCAAAGAATTAATTCAGGAAGTTTCAATAAGTTTTTAAGATGGCAAGATGATCTACCACCAGGAATAGGATTTAAAACTTATTTAAACACATATACTAGAGCAGGAAAGAAATTGCCAGATTCAGGAAAAGTTATACAAATGTATTTTAAACATTTCAACGATTGGTGGAAAAAGAATAAGAAGGGTGATGTCGCTGATAAGAAATTAAGAGAACATTTAAAAGTAATTAGAAGTTCTACATCAGCATTAAAAAATGTAGTAGATTTTATTAAGTATTTAATCGCAGCAAAGATAATGATCGTTAAGAAAATGAATGCAGCTACAGGTCTTGCAAAGACTTTTGTAAAAACAGATAAAGGATTAAAAGTAGTAGCACCAGAAGGATATGTTGCAATAGATCATACAGGTGGTGCTGTTAAAATAGTAGATAAACTAGAGTTTAGTTTCAACAACTTCACAGTAGCGAAGAATTGGGATAAATAATGAGTAAGTTAGATAATAAATTAACAGAATACGCATTAAGATATAGAGAGTGGTCTAAAGACAAACTATGGGCAAAGATACCCTTATGGATTTTAATACTATGGATGCTGGGATTTTTTAATCCCTATTGGTGTGTATATCCAGTGTGTTGGATTCCCGGAATTAATTAGATGAAAACTTTAAAAAATATAACAGAAGTTTCTCAAAAAGGAGTAACATTTACGTTTGGACGTTTTAATCCACCTACTGTTGGACACATGAAGTTGGCTGCTAAGATGAAAAAGATTTCTAAAGGACAAGCTGTTAAAATATTTACTTCCCATACAACTGATAAGACAAAGAATCCATTAACAAATGCACAGATACGAAAGTTCATGAATCCTATGTTACCTAGAGGTATCAATGTTGCAACATCTGATTCAAGAACAGTATTTGATGTAGTTGTTTCATTATATGATGATGGATATAGATATATTCAAATGGTTGTTGGATCAGATAGAATAAAAGAATTTGAAATGTTATTAAAGAAATACAATGGTGTTAAAGGAAAACGACACGGATATTATAATTTTGAATCAATCAAAGTAGTATCTGCAGGAGATAGAGATCCAGATGCAGAAGGTACTGCAGGAATGTCAGCGTCTAAAATGAGACAGTTTGTTTACACAGGACAAAAAGATGAATTTATTAAAGCTTTACCAAGAGGATATAAATTAGGAAAACAATTATACAAAGCTGTAGAAATAGGTATGGGAGTTAGTGAGGGATTTCCTGATTTTATGTATGAGATATATAATCCTTCAGTGCATCAATGGGGAACAGACAAAGGTAGAGAATGGATGCAGTCATCTACACCATATGAACCTGTTGTTAAGTGGGTGAAAAAATCAGTTAAAGAAGCAGAAGAATTACCAAAAGAAGTATTAGCATATAAAGAAAAGATGTATAAAGAATTAAAGAAAGAACGAGATGATTTTGTAAAAAGATATGGTGATAGAGCAGATGAAGTAATGCATGGAACGGCAATGCAAATGGCTAAGAGGAAATATGGATACGATTCTTAATTACGAAGAAGAAACACTAGTCTTAGATGAAGGTGTTAATGATCCAGGTATCTTTAAAGCTATCATACTAGCTGGTGGTCCTGGTAGTGGTAAGTCTTATGTTGCTAAACAGTTAGGATTAGGCTCTATGGGATTAAGAGTAGTTAATTCAGATGTGTTTTTTACTATATTGATGAAAAAGAAAGGTCTCTCATTAAAGATGCCCTCTGATGAATTTGAAGAAAGAGAAGCAGCTAGAATGGCAGCTAAAGCTTTAACAAATAAACAATTAAATAATGTAATTGATGCTAGATTAGGAATAATTGTTGATTCAACATCAGGAGATCAGAAAAAGACTAAAAAAATAATAAATAAATTGAAACAAGTTGGTTATGATATTAAAGTAATATTCATTGTTACATCTTTAGAAACAGCACAAAAAAGAAATCAACAGAGATCAAGAACAATTCCACCAGATGTTGTAGAGTTTGCATATAAGGGAGCTTACAAAGCAAGAAGTATTTTAAAAAGATTAGTAGGTCCAAGAAATTTTCACGATATACAAAATGAATTTGATGGTAAAGTAGATATTTCTCTTGCTGGTAAATTAACGACATGGGCAGCTAGTCTTAATACCACTGCAGTAGAATGGATTGCAGCTGTTAAAAGAGGTATGAATTCTACAGTCCAAGAAGATATAAATAGTAGTATGAATACCTTTAAAGAATTCACAGAAGCTTTGACAATACAACAAAGAATGAAAATGGGTCGAACTGCAAGAAGGACGGCTAAGAAAAGAGCACGTACAGCTAAAAGAAAAGCTAAAAAAATGAAGTCTGGAAAAGAACTTCAAGCAAAGGCAGCTAAGATGGCAAGAGACAAATTAGCAAAGAAAATGTCTGGAGGTAAATCTTTATCAACTATGACAATTTCTCAAAAAGTAATGTTAGGTAAAAAATTAGATAAAATGAGACCCAAAATACAAAAGTTAGCTAAGAAGATGTTAATAAAAGCAAGACAATCAGAGAAAGAAAGAATCGCTCAAGTAAGGAGTAAATCATAATGGCAGTACCAAGTAGTAGTATTACAATAAGACATATCTTTAATGAGATTAATGGAACATCTCATGGTGCCAATGCACAAATTGGTAGTGGTGTAACTATGTCTAGTCTTAACGCAGCATCAAATGCTTATACAAGTGGTACAGCTAATCATACTGGCGTTAATACTACAAATAATGTTGAAGCGACTCCAGACACGATTGCAGAGTGGGCAAGTTATGTTCATGCTATATCTATGGGAACTATAGATTATGGTGTTAGAATATCTACATCTGTTTCTTCATGGGGACTTTTTCAATCATCTACAGATAGTAACACCACTCAGGATACGGCAAATGCAGATGGTGGTTTAGTAATATGGCGAACACACGATAGTAATAACACTTATATTAAAGCAAAAGCAGTATTTCCGGGAGGAACACCACAAACTTCTAGACTATATTATGATGGTGGCAATCAAACTTTATCAAACTCTAGTACTGGTACAACATTAATTACAATACCTGTGTCAGATGTTACAATTAGTGCAACAGTTACAGCTTTAGTGGGAACCATTGTTACTAAAGCTCATGGTACCCTTGGAGGTACTGGAGCAGCTCTCTTAGTTGCTAAAGGTGCTGAACCAGCAGAAGCTGATCCTGGTAGTGATGATGAATACGAAGCTGATTGGAAAGTTGAATTAACAGCATCAAAAACAGGATATACAACTACTAATTTAAACGATGGTACTACTAATGCTGGAATTATATGTCATTCAGTCAATAGTGCTTCTTCAGACGAGTAATAATTATGGCAGATATAACAAGTAATTTAGAATGGCATGACAATATGTATATTAGAAAATTTGTCAAAGAAACTAGAGTTGGTGGTGAAGTTCAATCATTAACTATTAAGATTAAAGCTTATAAGTCAGATGCAATAGGAACAGTAGCTGGTGATGGAAATATGTTATCATATAATGATAATAGTGCCACAACTAAAACTGTAATTGGCAAAAATTATAAAGATTTTGATGGTGCAACAGCTTTATTAGAAAAAAGTATGACATGGACAGTTCCAGATGCACAAAGAACATCAGTAACACAAAGCAGTAATCAAACTGAATATCGGACTAAACGCAGAGCGTGGAAAGACTTATATAAGGGTACAGATGATTATAATGCAATGTATACAGCATTTTGGACAGATTTAGAGGCATTAAATGTCTCTTGGTAAAGTATAAGATTTTAAAAACATAAATAGAAATAAGAACAGGAGATTTTAAAAATGTATCCATGGAAACCAATCACAACTGAAGCAGCTCTAGGAGTAAATACAGGTGCAGCATCAGCAGTAGGTAACAGTCGTTATGTACGATTATTTAATACAGCTGCAGTTGGTACAGAACACTTAGTAACACTAGAAGAATCAGGTGGTACTGATATCGGTACTTTTACATTAGATGGACAACAAGAAGCCATCATTCAGAAAGACCCTTCCGATAAACTATTCGCAGCTAATGCAGCTGTAATGGCGGTTGGAGTAGCAATCAACTCAAATTAAAATGCCACAATATAAACATATCTTAACAGATTTTAAAGACCTACGCAAAGTAATCGGCGAAGTTACTAAATCTCAACCAGCAAAGACGCGTTATCAGCAACAAGCTGAGAAGATGGGTTATTCAGAAGCAGAAGCTAAACCTAAAGACGATAAAGGCGATAGAGGTATTGCTAGAACTCTTGGTAAAAAACATGCCGGCGAAGATGATATCAAGAAAGCCTATATGAAATTAGGTAGATCGGCACAAGGTTCTGTAGAACATCAAAGACAATTAGTTCAAAAACAATTAGCTAAAATGGGTTTCAAAACTTATTCAAAGTTTGCATTTGATAACTTATTTAAGTTTGAATCTAATCAGATGATCGCTAAATGGTTAATTAATGAAGAAGTACTACTTGAGAGTGCTCTTTCAGATATGCAAGATATTGTTAAAAATAAAAGTGCTAAGAAAATTGGTGGTGTAATGGTTGATATGTTTACGGCTAGTGTAATAACAAAGGCTTATGATCAAGTAAACGATGCGAACAAAAAGAAGATGGAGAAAGCAAATCTTCAAACTTTAGTAAAAGTAGCTCATAAACTTATGGGTATGAAAGAAGAATTAGGACTTGACGAAAGTAAAATAGGTGATCTTCTTATTGATATACAAATGGGAGCCACAGCTAAAGAGTTGGCAAGAGATCATGACATATCTATAGCATCAGCTAAGAATTTCCTTTCAGATTATTATGGTAATAAAAGAACAAGAAAAGCACCAGGTCTAAAGAAAGAAGAAGCACCTAAAGTTCAGAGTAATAAGAAATTTAAAGATGTTGATAAATTATATACTGTTTTACTTAAAAGATATGAAGAAGTTATTTCAGAAGGTGGAATGAAACGATTGTTCCAAGACTTAGAAGATGGAGCATCAGCACAACAAATTTCTAAAAAATATGGATTAGATATGAAAACAGCGAAAAGATTTGTAGATGATTATAAGAAAGTATCACAAGCTCCAAGACTAAGAGCAGCAGAGAATGACCCAATGAAAGAAGAAAATCTTCAAGAGTTCAGAATGAAACTTAAAGATATCATGAGAAAACATGGTCGAGAGTTAAAGAAAGTTGCAAGGTCAAATAGTCTTGAACTATCAAGGAAAGCAGAAGATGATTTAATGGCATGGGCAATGAACTCTGGTGAAATTAGAACAGATGATCCAGACGAGTTTGATCAGTGGTTAGATAACAATATAGATGATCTTGTTAAAGGAAAAATAAAAGAAGAAAATATTCAAGAAAAACCTAGTATTCTTCAAAAAGACATTAAAGGTTCAAAGACAATTACTGACATTGAAATAAGATTTGATGATGAAAAAGAATGGAAACGAATGTCTGCATTTGTTAAAAGAGAATTAGAGAAACCTGCTTATAAGGGAATAAAAAGTAAAGATGTTTATTACTCTCCAGATCCACTTCAAATAGGATTTGGTGATCCTAAAGGAAAATCAAAAATTAATATTAAACCAATAGTAGATTTAATTGTCAGGAACACTAACGATCCACGAACTAGACTTAAAAGTATGGCAGAAGGAAAATCAAGAGAAGATAAACTCAAAGAACAAAAAGAACACGCTCAACAGTCTCCATTCAAATTAAAATCACAAGTATATCCAAGAGCAATAGCAATTAATACTGATGGATTCGGACATAGACATGCAACAGTTGAAGATATTATATCAGCATGTGACAGTTTTGGAATGATTATAGACAGAGAATTACAAGTAGAACAGATTCAAAAACAACTAGGAAAGAAAGGATTCATATCATATAAGAAATCTGAATTAGAAGATGTGTTTGAAGACAGAGAAACACAAAGAATGATCTTAGCATTAGAATCTGTTGTTGAAGAACAAGAACCAATTGAGTATACTAAAGGTGAAATAGAGTATGCAGAATTACATGAACAAGAAATAGAATTTTTAAAACCCGATGGAACTAAATCTGTCGGACCAATATTGAAAATGAGTGGTAAGACTTATAATGTTAAAGATAAATTCACTGGAAAGTCATTCACTTATAAATATAGTAACAAACTAGAGGAAGATAAAGTGAATTACGAAAATAGTTGGACTAAACCAGGTCAAGGTTTAAAATCATATGCAGAATTAACTGAAGGTAAATTCCCATCAGCATTGATTAACAAAGCAATTAAAATTACAAAAGATAAAAAATATTATCACGGTGATTATGATGGTGCTGTCGATGCAATAGAGAAATTAAAGAAAGGGTTATCAGACGATCCTAAAGTAGCGAAAGCGTTAGCTAAAGCAGCAGGTTTTGAAAGTGTTGATGAATGGATAGCTAGAGATGGTACTCGCAGACGAGTTAAAGAACGTGATCAAAGAAAATATAAAAAACTTAAAGAATGGGAAGAAGCAGCAGAAGCCAGTGGTGATAAAGCAGCTTATCAAAAATTCTTTAATGCAGCGATGAAGAAATTTGGTATCACATCACCATCAGAATTATCAGGTGATAAAGAAAAAGAATTCTATGATTATATAGACAAGAACTGGAAAGCTGATGATGAAGAAGTAGATATTCATAAGTCTTATAAAGTTGATGGTCGTAGAAAGAATTTCAGAGAAAAAATGAGAAAACTTGGCTACGTCAAAAAACAATTTTAAATTATGATTAGTGAAGGCAGACGAGCACCAGACTTAGGTATGCCGACACAAGCCGGTAATAATCTTCTTTGGGATATTACTAGGAAGGCTAAGTCTGAAAGAGAATTACTTAGCATGATTGATAAATTAGCACTCAAGTTGGGTGGTAAGTACAAAGATGCTAAAGATGAGTTGATAACTAGAGCAGCTATAGATGCATTTGACCGCAGAGGAAATGTTGGTCATTTAGCTAATCCAGATAGAAATGTTCTACAACAAATAAAATCCGTCGAAGATTTAGATGGCGGTGTGATTATTTTACATGATAAAACAAAGATTAAGATGGATGGATCAACAGCAACGAAAGTCCTGAAAAGCTTAATGAAACTCAAACCTCAGACGCGTGGTAAAGTTACAAATGCTATGCAAAAGAATAAAAGAGGGTTTGATAGATGGTTAAAAGTACTAAATACATAAATAGATAGTACAATTAAAATATTTTAATTAGGAGATAAAACAATGCCATTATGGGGAGCAACAGATTCAGATGAGTCTAAACCAAAGCATTTAACCACAGCTAGAAAGAAGGAAGTATATGCAGCCGCAGGCGGTTGGGTAATCGAGTCCGGTTCTACAATGACTGGTAATGACAACACAAGTGCAACACCAGAAATTCTAGTAGCCATGGGTGGATTACAAGCAGCTATAGGATCAGCTGATATTACTGAAATCGAATGGATTACTACAACAGCAGACAAATCTGATGGATTTACTCTTTCTGTTAGAGCTAGATTTAATGAAGCAGTAGATGTCGATACATCAGGTGGAACACCTTACTTAGCCATTACTAACGGAAACGAAGGTTCTGGATCAGGTCGTGGACCACACAACTTAGCATACGCAAGTGGAACAGGTACTAATGAATTAGTATTCTCACTAGCAATAGCAGCAGGTAATGC